TAACAGGAGTCTGCATGACAATAACAGCCAAAAAGCAAAACTATCTCAACAACAAAGACATTCTAAAGGAAATCCATAAGAGTAAGATTACCTTTTGCTATGTAGAAGACGACCGTTATGGTATGTACGATATTATTGTTGATAACGTCAAAGACATTAATGCTACGTCTTTGGCACAAGCTAAAGAGAATAGGGCCGCAAGAATCCAAAGTGAGGGTTATGCTGAAGCAATGCTCAAGCATGATTCAAAGGATTATCGAAACAAGCCCAAGCAAAAAGACTTTGCCGTTGATTTAGATTCAATTTCAGATGAGGATGTTGTTTTCCGTGTAATGACTTACGAGCATATTCCCGAAGAGGAAGGCCGTAAAAAGAATCCAAAGAACGAAGCAGAAGAAAAGAGTCGTGTAAACTTCCCGCCTTTCAAACATTATGCTTATCAAAACAATGAACTCAAAGAAGTTGTGCGCAGTCATTGGCGCGGTAGTTTGAGTAATGGTGATTTCTGTGTTGACCATGGGCGCATCACAAATACACTGGGTACCATGTTCTTAAAGTTAGTAGAACGCTACAGTCATCGTGCTAACTGGCGCGGTTATACTTATATCGACGAAATGCGCGGTCAGGCCTTAGTACAGCTAAGTCAAGTAGGCTTACAGTTTAACGAAGCCAAATCTGATAACCCATTCGCTTACTATACTGCCGCAGTAAACAACAGCTTTACTCGAGTACTAAACTTAGAAAAGCGCAATCAAACAATCCGTGACGATATCTTAATTGAACAAGGTCACATGCCCAGCTACAGTAGACAGCTAGCACACGAAGAAGAAATCCGTCAACTCAGAGAAAATGCAGAGGCTGACAAGCCTTCATTTGAGGAATACAACGATCTATGAGTCAGCTGTTTAAAACAGCGGCTTGCTTCACTGACATTCATTACGGTTTAAAGCAAAATAGCCGCATCCATCTAGACGATTGTCACCGATTTGTAGACTGGTTTATTGCAGAAGCAAAAGCTCGCGGAGCAGAAACCTGTATCTTTTTAGGTGATTGGAGTCACCATCGTGCCAGCGTAAATGTTGCCACAATGAACGCTAGCATTAAGGATCTTAAAAAGTTAAACGACAACTTTGAAAAGGTCTACTTTATTACTGGCAACCACGACTTGTACTACAAGGACAAACGTGAACTCAACAGCGTTGAGTATGCACGTGACTTACCAAACTTTGTTATGGTAGACGAAAAGTTTGTACAAGATGACGTTGCTATTCTTCCATGGCTGGTAGCCGACGAGTGGAAGCAGGTACAAAAGATGCGAGTCAAGTACTTGTTTGGACACTTAGAGTTGCCCTACTTCAAAATGAATGCTATGGTGGAAATGCCAGACCACGGTGGACTCAAAGCAGAACACTTAAGTGGACCAGAGTATGTGTTTAGTGGACACTTCCACAAGCGTCAGTACAAGAATAACATTCACTATATTGGTAATGCTTTCCCCCATAACTACGCAGACGTTGATGACAATGAGCGCGGTGCTATGTTCCTAACTTGGGGCGAAGAACCAGTATACGTAAACTGGCCAGACTGTCCTAAGTTCAAGGTCTTTAGCCTCAGCGATTTAATTGATAACCATCAGAATTTACTTGACGAATACACCTATGCTCGTGTAAAATTAAACATCAATATCAGTTACGAAGAAGCTAACTTCATACGAGAAAAATTCTCAGAGCTTTACCGAGTTCGAGAACTTCAACTTATTCCTGTTAAGGAAGAAGAGCAGGAATTCGAAGGCGGCGAAATTAAGTTTGAAAGCGTAGATCAAATTGTGTTAAGTCAATTGGACACAATCGAATCCAATACAGTAGAAAAACAAATACTAATTGACATCTATAATAAACTTGAGGTCTAATGTTAAAGATTAAAAATGTAAGTGCCAAGAACTTCATGAGTATTGGCGCTCAGACACAGGCTGTTAACTTTGATAATTGTAATCTTACACTTGTACTAGGTCACAATTTAGACTTAGGTGGCGATGGTAGTCGCAACGGCACAGGTAAGACTACTATTGTTAATGCACTCAGCTATGGCTTATACGGCGAAGCATTAACTAATATCAAAAAAGACAACCTTATTAATAAGACCAACGGCAAAACTATGATTGTCACTGTTGACTTTGAAGTCAACGGCAAAGCGTATCGAATCGAACGTGGTCGCAAGCCTAACATCTTACGTTTCTACGTGGACGGTGTTGAAACAAACGAAGACGATGATGCACAGGGCGATAGCAGAGAAACACAAAAAGAAATTGAACGCATTGTGGGCTTCCCGCATGAAATGTTCAAACACATTGTAGCACTTAATACCTACACAGAACCGTTCTTGGGCATGAAGTCTAACGACCAACGTGCTATGATTGAACAGTTGCTGGGCATTACTGAACTTAGTGCAAAAGCAGATGTGCTCAAAGAGTTACTCAAGCAAACAAAGGATGCTATCCGTGATGAAGAGATTCGTATCAATGTTGTAAAAACCAGCAACGAACGAATTGAAAAGAACATCACAGAGATTGAAAGCCGTAGTAAGGCTTGGGAAAAGACCAAGAGCGATAAACTTGCTGACATGCAAAATGTTATCAGCGCCCTTAGTGAAATTGATATTGAAAAAGAAATCGAAGGGCATAAGGTTAATCAGCAAAACAAAGAACAACGCGATGCAAAAACTGTTCTAGAAAACGAACGAGATCGCACGGATACTTCGCTTAACCGCAGTACTAAAAAATGCCAAGAGCTGGAAGGCAATATCAAAAATGCGCTCGAGGGTGTATGCCCTGAGTGTAAACAAGGCACTGCACACTTAGATACACATGAAGAATATACAAAGAGACTTCGCGAAAAACTCAAAGAAGAAACCAAGTATAACAATGAAGTAGCAGCCAGACTCAAAGAAGTTGTAGAAGCAATTGCTGCCGTAGGAGATGTTGCAGAAGATGCTAGTACTTTTTATGACAGCATTGAAAGCGCACTTGAACACAAACACAATCTAGAAACGCTAACAGCGCAGTACAGCGAAAAGGTTAACGAAGTAAACCCGTATACTGATCAGATTGAAAGTTTGAAGAACACTGGCTTGCAGGATATTAGTTTTGAACAAATCAATGAACTAACATATCTCAAGGATCACCAGGAGTTCTTACACAAACTGCTTACCAGCAAAGATAGTTTTATTCGCAAGAAGATTATTGATCAAAACATTGCATACTTGAATCATCGTCTAGCATATTACTTAGACAAGATTGGATTGCCTCATGATGTTAAGTTCAACAGCGATCTAAGTGTTGAGATCACAGAGTATGGCAGAGACCTAGACTTTGATAACCTGAGCCGAGGCGAACGTAATAGACTTATCCTCAGCCTAAGTTGGGCGTTCCGTGATATCTATGAAAGTTTAAATCAGCCAATGAACTTGATGTGCATTGACGAACTTATTGATAGCGGTATGGATACAATGGGTGTTGAAAACAGTCTTGCTATCCTTAAGCGTATGAACAGAGAAAATGGCAAGAACATTTTCTTAATCAGTCACAAAGAAGAACTAGTTGGTCGGGTTAACAATGTGCTAACAGTTATCAAGGAAGGTGGCTTTACCAGCTACAACACTGATACTGAATACGTGGAATAAAATGATTCTAGTATTAACTACTCCACGCACCGGTAGTACATGGTTCTGCGAACACTTGGCAAGAGAACACTCTCTTGAAAATCTAGATGAATATTTTGGCAGTCATACTATTGGTGTAGATGAACAGTTAGCTAAACTAGAATACTTGAAACATAATAAAAATGTAGTGTTGAAGTGTTTTCCGTGGCACATAAAAAACATTCGAACAAACTTTAAAAGAGTTAATTTTTTAGAGAATAACCTTTTTAAACTAGCAGATAAGATTTATATACTTGTACGCAGTAATTTTACAGATCAGTGTAAAAGTTATTATCTTGCTAAGACTACTAATGTTTGGAGCGGTGTTCCACAAGAACATCAAGCTATAACTGTTGATCAAACTGACGTTGACTATTGTGTTAACCATCTTATTGACGGGTATACCCAACTAGCAGAATACAATAAACTTTTTAATTGCGAACTTGTTGATTACGATAAACTAAATTTTGATTTTAATACAAAGTACGTTAGACCAATAACATGGCTTACTGAACCGGTTATTCCATCATTTGATGTAAAGTCACTGTTTACCTAAATGTCCTGGGTATATTTCCAAACTCGGCGTAAATATGAGTTATGGAATGGACATATAAAGGTCAAACAGTAGACGAGTTACCGGAAGGTACTGAAGCGTTTGTTTACTTGATTACTAACTTAACCAACAACCGAAAGTATGTGGGTAAAAAGTTAGCCAAGTTTAAAAAGACTCGCCCTCCACTAAAGGGTAAGAAAAACAAGCGTAGAAGTACAGTTGAAAGCGACTGGCGCGAGTATTGGGGCAGTAACGATCATCTCAAAGAAGATGTGGTTCGTTTAGGCTCCGGTAACTTTACTAGGGAAATACTTTATTTTTGTCCTAGCAGAGGTGTAGCCAGTTATTTAGAAGCTAGAGAACAATTTGATCGCAAAGTACTCGAAACTGACGAATATTACAACGGTATTATTAACGTTAGAGTAGGCGGTTCACAAATACTAAAAGAAGCACTCAAGGCATTATAACTACAATACACAACATGGCAATCAAGGCTTACACGGCTTTACCAAAATCTCCCTGGCATCAAATACCTTAAAACAATATAAGGCACATACATAGGCACTGCACCGCCCCACCGAGGACTATATCGGTTTCCTTGAGGCTCCTTAGCTACGGCTTTGGCGTCAGATTCTGGAATGCAGTCGGCAAGATGCAAACAACGTTATGGCATTGAAAGAATGCGGGCACTGAGAAAAAGCAACCCGCTAGTTGATATAATCAAACTCCACTAGATTATATTGGCTTCCGAGCGAATACAAGTGACGGTAGTGTATGGGGAGAGAAGGCGCTCTGCTTCCTAATAAGCACCCGGGTTGGAGATGGTGAAGCTCATCGTGATGACGCTTTCTTTTTTGTTCACCCTGCAAAGGGTGAACTATGGCTCCACTTTCGTGATAACTTCTTAATAGTAAAAAAATATCTTACAAGTGAATGAGTGAAGTGAAACGAAACGAATGAACGTAGTAAGATAAGACCTTTAGGTCTTAATAACAAACACTGGAACAACAAGAAATAAAAAGCCCAACATTTCTGCTGGGCTTTGTTGTTTTATAGATAATCGCTGGGTTGTTTGCCTGCTTTGACTTGATTGTAGTTGTTTAATAATTTAACAGCTAGTTCTCTTTCACTAAAGCTCATATTCCATAGTTCGTTCCATCTAAATGCACCTTCACTGTACAATACGATCTCTGTGATTTGCTTTTGTAATTCCCCAGCTTCCTTTCTCAGCTTATTGATATAGTTTATAATATCTTGGGGTTCAGCTGATGCTAGGAAGCCGTGAAAAAATTTACTGGGTCAAAGCCAACCTCCTGCTCGAATGCTCCATGGTCTTCACATTCTAACTGGACTCGCTTATTAACACCAATCTTGTTAACATTGGTGATTTTCTCTTCGATTG